GGAGCGGAACAGCGTCTCCCAAGAGAAAATTTTGAATTTGCTTTGAGACGAGCAGAGCCTTACTCTATGGAGGCAGGACTTGGCGGTGCTTATCGAACAATGAGCGGCTCGATATCACTTGAAGCCGGAAAGCAAGATTATGACATCTATGAAGAGCTTAAAGATATGAATGGAGATTTAATCGTCTCTAGCTCTTTTAACTCGCCAACTAAAAAATTAAAAATCCAAGAAGTATTTCACTTTAATCCATCTTCTGCATATAGATTCTTTGATACAACATCGGCTGTTAACTACCTTAACAACGAGTTTAATTTTGAATCATTTACGCCCGAGACTGTCTTTTATGTTTTGCCTGTCTTCGAAGATGTTCTTAGAGGCGGAATGTTAAGCATGTCACAGCGGGTTCGTCGATCAAACTTCTCGTATAGGGTGACAGGCACAAAAATAAGAATATTCCCAACACCCATAGAAGCAAACACAACGCCAAGAAGGCTCTGGATTCGAGTCGCATTTGCCCCTGATCCCCTAGATCCTCCTTTTAAGGATGACTCTATTTACGGCGTCAGCAATCTTTCAAATGTGCCTTTTGGAAATCTTCTTTTCAATAGAATTAATTCTATTGGTAGACAATGGACACGTCAGTACACATTGGCACTTTGCAAAGAAGTGCTAGGATTAATTAGATCTAAGTTTGGAAATGTCCCAATCCCTGGCGGTGAAGTTCAGCTCAATGGATCTGACCTGCTGAGCCAGGGACGTGAAGAGCAGAAAGACCTGAAGACAGAGCTCAAAGAAATGCTAGAGTCGCTTACTTATGCCAAAATCTTGGAGACAGAAGTTTCTGCTGCGGACAACTTAAATAAGCTTCTTAGATATGTTCCGATTCCCAACGGTAAAGCAATCATAGTAGGGTGAATCATGGCAAGACTGTTTATCACTCCTAGAGAAATTGATTTTATCTCTGATATTACTAAGGAGCTCATCAAGGACGTCGCGGGTCAAAAAATATACTATTTTAGAATTCGGGAAGACCTTAGCGACGTTCACGATGTCTATGAAGAATCTAGAGATAAAGTTTTTGATCCACCTATTGAATTGGAATCACTTGTCGAGTGGAATCCAAATGAAGTAAGAACGAATAGGTTTGGAAGCGAAGAGTATCTTTCAATTGTCGCACACATACATGTTAGAGATGTTATTGATAGGAATATTACAGTTAGAGAAGGTGACTACTTTAGTTACGATTCTGTCTATTTCGAAATTACTTCTATCATAGTAGAAAAGCTTATTTTTGGCCAAGTAGAGCACATTTCAGGCTATAAAGTCACTGGAAAGCAAGTTAGAACAGGACAGATTAATGTTCGTCCTTCTGGTCCTCTCTCAGAAAATGTCGATGAGGCAGATGCAGTGCAGGAAGTCTTTGTACAGCAGAGAGGCAACGAGACAAATGAGCTTGGTGAGACAGGAGATAAGCGCGCGCTCATCGACCAAGGAAAACTTGACGCTGCAAAACCACAAAAAGTTGAAAAAGATGGAATTACATCGTCTTTTTATGGAGATGAGTAATAATGTCAATTAGACAGACACAATTCCCCCCGGGCGTCAAGAGAGAGCCTACAGGATATGAAGGCCCAGATATACCCACGGACTTTGTGGTTCCTTCATGCACGCTGGAAGATGCAGATAGATCTGTATTCGATCTCTTTAATGAGCAATTGCCGCTGCAGTATGTTTTTAATGGAGAACCTAAGCGAATTCCAGTTATTTTTGCGACAGGTGAAAGATTTGCAGTTCTCAACAGGAAAGAACCGCTTAGAGACAAGAATAAAACGCTTATTTTGCCCCTAATTTCAATAATGAGGACAGGCTTAAATCAACATCCTGATAATGGTCACGGTCCTGGACAAATGCATCCCAGTAAGCTTAAGATAAGAATTTCTCCTGAGAGTGACACTTACAAACGTCTTTTAAACAAAATAGGTCTTCAAAATCAGGACAACATTGCAAGTACTTCTCATCGAGAGGAAGAATCAGACGTTGGTGTTCTTCCAGGGACAGTGGGTTCGCGTCGAAAACATGTTTCGCCGTCTCTTGAAGTACTAGAGGGAAAACTCTTAAAGCCTGATCTTGCAGATAACATCTACGAAATTATAACAATGCCTCCTGTCAAGTACTACCAGGCCACTTACAATATTACGATCTGGTCTCAGTTTACAAAGCAGATGAATGAAATTCTATCTGTCATTATGAGCACATATCAAAATAACTACGGCAGGACATTTCGTCTAGAGACTAAAAAAGGTTATTGGTTTGTAGGTTACGTCGGCACTGATTTCTCTACAGGAGAAAATTTTGATGATTTTACAGACTCAGAGCGTATTGTCAAGCAATCATTTGATATTAAAGTAAATGCTTATCTCATTATGCCTGATTATCCCGGTAGTCCCAATGGGCTTCGCAGAAGTATTTCTGCACCAAATATTGAGTTTAAAGCAGCTGGAATTACAGAGCAACTAGTTGAAAACTTAAATGCAAATGTTCCTAGTTCATCTCCTAGTGCTTATATTCTGGATGAAATGTCTACTAAGGGTGATGGTCTTCCCGGTCAGGCAATTGGTGTCAATAATTCCTCATCAAATCTGACTAGAATTGGAGAAAGTGAACCACATAGTAGCATCATTGCAGACGCCAACAACTCACGTGAAATTTCTGTAATCGGTGGACATTCTGGCGCTGAAAACGATATTATCTTTTACAAGTATGAGGTCGATCCTTTTACCGGCAAGAGGAAGAAAATAGCGGTTAGGGCACGAAAAATTAGAACCGGGTTTGAAAATTCACAGAATCGGCAGGGAGAATCAGTTTATCGCGAAGGAATTATTATAGACTTGGGCGATGTTTAAATTCATTAATTCCTCAATCGCAATAAATAGAATTTTTCAATTTTACGCGATACTTATCTTAGTAAATCTACACTTAACATTTTGAGTCCAAGGAGATAATATCAATGGCTGAGCAAACTTTCAGATCACCTGGATTTTTTGAACAGGAAGTTGATCTTTCAGCTAGAAGTGCTGTTGCTACAGGTACGCCTGGTGGCATTATTGGCACAGCAGAGAAAGGTCCTGCATTTGTGCCTGTGACGGTTGGTAATTTAATTGATTTTGAGAATAAATTCGGATCTCTCAGCATTGATAGATTTGGACCATATGCCGTTAGAGAGTTTCTTAAGAGCAAAAATGCTCTTACATACGTGAGAGTGCTCGGAGCAGGATCAAATGAGACAGCTTCGCAGCGTCTCGAGACACAGCTAGGCGGCTTTACTAAGAACGCAGGTTTTAAACTAGAGGGTGCTGCTGTAAGCACACCTGAGTCTGCTGGGGTGGGAATTGGTAGCGTCGACATGGGCGCTGTTCAATTTATCGTTGCAAGACATTCAGTCAATACCTTTGAGTCGGCAGGATTCCCAATATTCTCAGACAATGAATCATATGACTTATCTGGCGAAGAGAGAGTCAATCTTGTGAGAGCTGTTCTCTTTACAACAACAGGTTCTCATTTTGAGGTCATGAATTTTGATGAGACTTTTTCCAATTTTAGATCTGCTAGACACTCATTTGGAAAAATTGACTCCAATAATAACTTTAGACTAGTACTTTCATCGACCGCTGGAGCAGCTTTCTCGAATGACGAGGGATCACCAGGTGTCAAGATCTTTACAGCATCTCTTGATCCTTCAAGCACATCTTATTTGAGCAAAGTTCTCAATACAGACCCAGATAGATTCCAGGAAGAGCAGCATCTTCTCTATCTAGACTTTCCTGTAGAATCTGAGCTTGTTTCAATCGCACCCAACGACGGCGGCACAGGATTTGTAGGTGTTGTTTCAGGAACTGCATCAACAACAAACTCAGGATATCTTACAGGTGAGAGCTTAGGCAAACTTTTTGGTCGATTTGATTCGAGATTTACAACGCCTAAGACACCATCATTTATTTCTCAGCCATATGGCGCTGTCGAATATGATCTCTTTAGTTTTGAGACTATCAGTGATGGTGAGTGGGGTAACTCTCAATTCAAGATCTCAATTGCCAACATCAGAAAGTCAAATGATCCTCTCAATCCCTTTGGCACATTTGATGTTCAGCTTAGAAACTTTAATGACTCTGACTTAATGCCTGAGATCCTAGAGTACTATCCTGATTGTAATTTGAATCCAAGCAGCCCCAACTACATTGCCAAGAAAATTGGTGACAAAAAGGTTTCTTACAACTTTGATGCAGTTGATGAGTCTGAGCGTCGTCTAGTTATTTCTGGAAAGTATGCAAATGTTTCGACTCGCATTCGCATTGTCATGAATGACAGCGTTGAGACAAGAAACGTTCCTAGCGATGCAGTTCCCTTTGGTTTTAGAGGCGTTCCTGCAATCAAGACGAACAATGCGCTTACAGATAGAGACGCATCGATCTATGATAGAAATGGAAGACTTCTAAGCACTGCCGACTCACTTCGCATGAGTGCATATATCGAGAATGATGATAATGAAGACTTGGATGGACTTCATGTTGAGCGCGCAATCGTTCCTCCACTTCCACTTCGCTTCAAGTGCACACGTGGCGCAGTTAGTGAATCACCTTCGTACACAGGACATGTGGGACGTAACGAGAGAGTCGATTCGAGATTCTACTGGGGTGTTAAGTTTGAGAAGCTTCCTTCAACTAGCAGCCTAGGTAATGCAGTTCTTAATGCCAATGTCAGCTCTGAGCTCAATGCTCTTGTCAAGAGCTACACCAAGTTCCAGGGCATCGAGAAGCTAGACACACTGGTCACAGGTTCTGCAAAAGATTATTTCAATAGCAACAAGTTCACATTGGCAAGAGTTGCACTCTACAATGAGCTAGATGCTGGTCATATTACAGACGTTACAGGAACTGCTAGAGACCATATGCTAGAAGCAGCATATATGAGAAACGTGCATCCCAATGGCACTGATTACACAGTTGCTGATGGAGCTCGCAATAGAATTACTATGGCGACGCTGGTTCATAGCACTTCGACGGTCTTCAATAGATTCCAAGAATTCAATAAGTTCACGACGATTTTCTACGGTGGATTTGACGGATTGAATGTTCTCGATAGAGACAATAGATACATGACTGATAGAGCTGCATCTGCCGACGTAGGCGGTAAAGCAGATAGTTCTCTCGTTGGTGGTCTAGGACTTGTCGGTACAGACGACGGCTCAATGACAGGAATTGGTACAAAGAATAACATTGTTAGTTCATATAGAGCCGCTGTCGATATCATCACAGACCCAATGTCTTCTAATATCAATATACTCGCAATCCCAGGAATGAGAGACTCGTTTATTTCTGATTACGCTGCATCAAAGACAAAAGACTTTGGTCTAGCAATCTACCTCATGGATATTGCAAATTATGATGCAGACGGCAATCGTTTGTTTGATGACTCTGCTGCAAGAGTTGACGCCAGAGAGACATCCGAAAAGTTCGAGACACGAGTTATCGACAATAACTACGTTGCGACATACTTCCCAGACGTATACGTTAGAGAGCCATCCAGCCAAATCAATATAAAGGTGCCTCCATCGGTTCCTGCGATTGGTGCATTGGCCTACAATGATAGAGTCTCGTATCCATGGTTTGCACCAGCTGGATTTAATAGAGGCGCTCTTGATTCTGTTACAAATGTCGACATAAGACTCAATACAGCGGATAGAGACGTTCTTTACGATGCTCGCATCAATCCTATCGCAACATTCCCAACTGGAGGCTTCGTGATCTTTGGACAGAAGACTCTTCAAATGGCAAAGTCTGCGCTAGATAGAGTAAATGTAAGGCGCCTTCTGATCGAGGTTAAGAGAATTGTTGCATCTCAGGCTAATCGCTTGCTCTTCGAGCAGAACAACGCCGCGACACGGGCAAGATTCGTTAGCCAGGTTTCACCGCTTCTCACTCTTGTTCAGGCACAGGCCGGCATTGAGCAATTTAAGATTGTTTGCGATGCAACCAACAATACTCAGACAGATGTCGATACAAATCGAATGAACGGTAGAATCATTATCGTTCCAACAAGAGCAATTGAGTTTATTTCGATCGACTTCGTTATCACAAATAGCGGTGTTATCTTCGAATAAGACATATGTATAAATTGATAAACTTTAAAGATTAATGTGATAGGAGTTTAAACGATGGCATCACCACTTAAGAGCCCTGGCGTGTCAACAAGAGAGATCGATGTCTCTGGGCCTACAGCTATTGCACCACAGGGAGTTCCTGCGGGAGTTATTGGAACTGCACAAAAAGGTCGTGCATTTGTTCCTATTACATTTGCAACATATCAGGATTTCGTAGCAGAATTTGGAAGTTCTGATGGCGAAAAATTTGGACCTCTCGCTGTCAATGAGTGGATGAAAAACGCTCGTGCGGGCTCATATGTTCGAGTTCTAGGAATTGGAGACGGTAAGCGCCGCCAAGAGGC